TTAAATGTAGCGATTGTAGCGCTCCAGCAAGTGAACGGTGTCATGGTAAGGGTGAAGAACGCCCTTTATTACTTAAAAAAGCACTTGAAAAAGTGTGGCCTGACACATCCAAACCTATTATTATGAAAATAATTGTAATAGCATTTTTAGAAGAACACAAGACTACTAAATTTACATTTAAATGCCATACTTGTCATGTAAATGAAAAATAAAGATGCTACTTTTTGTATAATAAAAAATTGAATGTTTTAATTTATTAATACTTTAACATGTTAAAGTGTGCTATACAAAAATGAGCATTAACGCAGAGCTTGTGCCTATTTGGGTTTTTATTCTTCTTATATTGCTCTTATTATCTTCGTGTTTACCTGCTGCTTTTCTATGTGCACTATTATTATTTTATGGTCCAATCCTCTTTACAGCTCTTGAACTAATAGCAGATGTTATTGGGTTAACTGGAACTGCTATTTGTTTTGGTTGTATGTATGTTTACTTTGCTTATTAAACATAGTAAACACAATATAAGATTATAGGGAAAACCGCACAAAAAATTGAACAGTTTTTTTTTCTTTAAGTCATTTATAATATATTATAAATTAGTTATGTTAGAAATTCAATATGCAATATTAAGTCTGCTTATTCTTCTCTTGTTTGTCTTGCCATCTCCCTTGTTTCCTCCTGCTTTTATATGTGCGCTATTATTGTATATTGTATTAATTATTGAATTACTTGAAAATGCTATTGGATTACATGGAGCTGCTATTTGTTTTGGTTGCATGTAACTAAAACAAAAATAAAACAAAAATAAAACAAAAATAAAACAAAAATAAAACAAAAATAAAAAATTGAACAATTTTTTCTTTAACACATTCTAATTAGTTATGTTAGAAGTTCAATTGGCAATGTTAGGCTTACTTATTTTATCAAATATAATTGTTCTTATTGAAATCATTTGTATGCAATTATTATTATTATATAAATCATATTATATTATTACTCCTAATTTAAATTATAGTCTTAGTCCTAATTTGAATTATGAAAAAAATTATTCATATATTAACGACTACAATGAAATAGTGTTTTATGTATAAGTTATAAGTTATAAGTTATTCACAATCTACATATTCTTCATTTTCAATTTCTTCACATTCTAATTTGGCATTTTCAGCAATAAGCTTTTTATTAATACTAATTAATTTGGCATTAAAATATAATTGTTTAGCGTTTGCCTCGATTAGCTTAGCATTTTCATCAATTAGTTTACTATTCTTTTCGCCTGCTTTTTTTATTTCCCATTTTAAGTCAATAACTTCATTGGTTGTTTTAAGTGCATCTTGCTTTAATTTGTCAATATTAACTAACAAGTTGGCTTTCTCATCTGATAACTGTGAAACATAACATTTTAAAGAACGCATTTCTTTAGTTAACACATTAATAATATCTTCTGGTGAACTACAATGTCCATAAATTTGAATGTGATCTTTTTGAACTTGTGTTTTCCATAAATTATGTTTTTGAGTGCTAAAATGAGTTCGTACCCAATTTGAAGAAATCTTAAATACTTTATCCTTATTACAGCATGGACAGCTAATTAGTTTGTCATTGAATTCTTTACTCAATTCTATATATGTTTTATCTCGTAAACCTTCTGTTTTAACATCATAAATCAATGAATATTCTGGAATAACAGCAATAGACGTGTTATTATCATTTGTAAAGTCAACACGAGACATAATATTATTAATGTTTTTAATAATGTTTTAATATAAAAAAAGAATTCAATTTTTTATATTGAAAAATATCTTAATATTTACTATTTAATGTTTAAATATACAACAAACGCATTAACAGCAAGAGCACCAATAACCCCATACATAAATGATTTAATTGCTAAATATTTCTCATATTCATCTTGTGCTTTTTGTTCGACTATGTCTAAATAATCAGCTTCACATTCGAGTTGGCTTCGCATAAGTTCAGTTTTGTCTAAAGGTGTCGTTTCACTTACATTCTTTTCACTTAGTGAAGTTTCACTTACATTCTTTTCACTTAGTGAAGTTTCACTTACTATTGCCCTAACCAACTCACAAATTAGTAAGTCAATCTTGTCTCGTTGTTCATTTACTTGTAATTGTGCTTTAGCCCATTTCCAAGAAATAACATTATTAAAATTGCTTGTTCCCAATTCTTCATTTGTTTCAATAATTTCGGTTAGAATTTTCTTAGCACCACCAAGTGATGAACACATAATTTGCCGCGTTAAGTCATAGTCTGCACATCTTGAAGTAATCATATTACAAATATGATTGACCAATTCTTTGGTGTTTATAATCGCATTACGTTCTTCAATAATAGTAGAATCAATAGTAGAATATTTTTTACAAATATTTAGTAATGTACTATTTAAAGCTGACATAGTTATATAATAAGTATTATTTCTATTATTTTAAATCAATTCAATTTATATTTTATTATGTAATTAAATTATTTAATTAATTTAGTAATTTTATTATGTAATTAAATTATTTAATTAATTTAGTAATATATATATGAGTCAAGATAATAAGGTGCCACGCCTCGCGTTGGACGGCACGACGCTGTATGCAAGGATGTCGGAGGCAGAGTTGATAAATAGGGTGAGGAATATAAGGGCGAATGGGAAGGCATTGGGATGGACGGATGAGAAAACGGAAGAGAGTGCTTTGACGACAGTGGCGATGAGGATGGTACAGCAGGTTGACAAGGATAAGGAGAAGGAGAAGTTGTTCTACGATATTATACACGCTACGTTTCCAAATAAGACAGAAGACGAGATCGAGAAAGCCATCACGAATGCGAGGGCGGAGGCCGCGAAGACGGCGGCGATGGTGGCGGTGTGGGAGAAGGCGGAGGCGAGGGCTTTGACGCGGCCGGCGGTAGAAAAGCTGGACAGGATAGAGCGAAAGGAAGAACTGGGTGCCGAGCCATATTCTATCAGTGACCACCCAGGGAACACAGCGAAGGAGAAGAGGGAAGCGAATAAGGCATTGAAAACACTGGGAGGTAAAAGAAAAAAATTAAGAAATAATAAAAGAACAAAAAAGCATAAAAGAACAAAGAAGTATAAAAAATCAAGAAAATACAAAAATTAGTTACCTTATTTAAAGTTGTTAGTCTTCAAAAAAATTGAGTTACTTTAATATATTATTACTTTATAATGTATTAAAAACAATGGAAAAAAGGTTAGCTACCAAAGTAACCAATTACATTCATAATTCAAAAAGACAGATGTGTGAAGAAGCTAATTATGACATTATGCGTGCTTCACCTGATCCAAGTGAGTTACCGATGCCTCCACAAAAGTGGTTAAAAAAAACACTACATTACGACATGAGCCTTCTGGATTGGGCAACGGAACAAGCAATCGAAGTCCATTGGAAAAACCAAGTCAAAGCATGCCAATATGCGATCTTCCATATATGCTGAATAATTAGTAGGTGTTTGTATTGCATGTTTTTTTTTCATAATAAAATTGCGTAAATAAAATTGCGTAAATAAAATTGAAATATCTTATTTAATATTTAAGCAAGACACAAGACACATAATATTATGAATGTTACTTCCTCCAGCGTATTAGTAAACTCATTTTTCCCGCCACAAAATGATAAAAATAATAGTGCTAGTGTTGGTATAACAATGGACGTATTTTATATTGGAACAATTATTGGACTAATTGGAGCACTACTCATTGCTCTTATTAAAATTCATGTTTTATATCGTAAAAGACAACTTAGATTAAGCAAAGACAATATTGTCTTTACAAATCATACTAAAGTTCATGATTTAGTAAAGACTAACATTGATCTAAGTGCATAATAGTTAAAGCTACAAATTATATTTTTAAGTACTTCAAATTTTTTTTAGAGAGAATATAATATAATATTGTAGTAATGCTCTAAATTTAGACCGTTATACTATTATGGTATATCCAATAATCTATGCATGCTATTTAAGTTATTAAATAGCTTCATTTGACAAGCTAATACATTTTTTGACAATTTTTTTCCAAAACTATTTACATTTAATAGACACAACACTAATTTGTGAAATTCTTCTGTAAAGTTAAAATTATAGTGTTTAAATATTTTACAAAATTCCGCTATTAGTGTTGGACTTATTTCATTATGTACACATAATTCAATAGTCTCACAAATTTCTTTTTTAAATGCTTCTTTTGTCACTTGAGTCATAGCGTTAAATCTCTCTTTTTCTTCAATAACATTGTATAAAACTTTATAAATATTTGTATAGTCTTTATTTATTAAGACTTCATTTAAAAATATATAATATGCATTTTGATTTAACTTATTTGGAAAACATGTAAGACCAAAATCTATAACTCCCATTTGATATTTTGGTATATAATCATTAGCACATTCATTTATATAAAAAAACACATTTCCACAATGTAAATCACAATGAATAGCAGAATAATGTAAAATACCCAATATTCCAAATTTTATATATATATAAGCAAATTCTTCTTTAACAGTGTCATCCATAGTTTCTAAACTCTTAAGAGTTAGTCCTTTTATGTTTTCCATTACCAATAATTGATTAAAATCTTGCGTAATGTTTTTATACACTTTAGGAAATCTGTATTCTTTATTGTTTTTATATTTTTCAGCAAATCTCTCTAATGCATATGCTTCTTTCATAAAATCAATTTGTTCTAACATTAATTCTTTATTGTCTGCTACTAATTTGGTTATATTAAAAGAATTTATAACGGGTATATATTTACATATATATGATATATATGTTAAGTCATCAAATAAATCTCTCAAATCATTAATTATATTGCGTTTTAACATTTTAACTATTACCTTTGTATTAGAGCTATCATATCCTTCAAATACAAGCCCAATTATTCCACTATTTATAGGTATTGCGCTTAGCACACTAATTTTATAAGTTTCGTGTAAATCACTTAACAATTTATAGTCAATACAATCACTACTATATGGAACATTATCACAATAGTTAATTAAAAAATCCTTTTCATTGTCGTATAATAAATCTTCATTTAAAGCCAATGATTGAAATATTTTAATATATAATATATTGATTTTTTCTAACTTAGTGCATAATGCTTTTATTAGACTTAATCTTGCATTAGGTTGTAATTTATATAAATAAACATGTATCATTTTATTAACATAAAAGTGTGTAATATTATATGTTAATACACTTAATAATTTTGTAATCCGATAATACACTTTAAAATGTTTATAATATTTTTTTAATATGCTATACATTTTAAATACGCTATATATTTTAAATACGCTATACATTTTAAATATACTTAATTTATATATACTTAATTTAAATATTTATATATTTATATATTTTATATGTTATAAAATATATATGTAGAAAATATTATTGTCATCTGGACAAAATAGTTAATCATTAGCACAATAAGAATTTTTAAGGTTATAAAACATCTTTTTAAACATTAGTCCAACCAAATTTTCCATATATAGCGGTAAATCATCGTCTACAATAACTTGAAAATCGATATTAAATTTTACATTTAATAATTCATTTTCATCTTTTTGCACAATTATTTGAGTCTTGCCATAATTATATATTAATGGCTCATAATTTAAATTAAGTAAATTATAATGTTTTAAATAGTCTTCTTTTAATTGTTCAGATATTAGTTTTAAATCTTTATTGTAAAAAGTAACTGAGTTATTTAACTTGTTTACAATTTTAGTAGTTCTAAATAACATATATTTTTGTTTAATTCCTATTTCTTTAGCAATATGAGTGATTAATATACATATATCAGCTTCATTTTCACTTAGATTAGTTATATATATTTTTTCTATTAGTTCATTATTTTGTGTTTCAAGTAGTTTATATATTTCTAAACCAGTTAGATCATTAATATTTGTTTTTGTATTGTTTATATTTGAAATTGTAAATTGTAAATTATAGCTTTTTGTGTTAAAATTATAGTTTGTAATTTCATACAATAACATATCTCCTTTACCACATATTAGCTTTGGTTGAAATCTATTTTCTTCACAATAACTCATAATTTTATATATTTTAATAATTAGTATTTAATTAGTATTTAATATATTTATTTTAAATGCTTAATTTTTAAATGCTTAATTTTTAAATGCTTAATCTTACAGTTTCAAAATAATATATTAATCCAGTGGTTATTAATAAATTAATAAACATTGCAATTTGAAATTCAGTTAAAGTCATTTTTAAAGACTTATTGTATAATTTAAAACTATTACTATAATTCATAGCATAAAATAGTAATATTAACATGTAAGCACTAATATATGAATACTTTGTAGCAATAGAGTTTCTAATAAAATCTTTAACATAATATAATGCTAAAAATCCAAAAAAAATGTGCCAAAGTATAGCAAAAGAAGCCATAAATGTGAAAAAACTTGTTTCACATAATGGAACGTATTTTTTCCATAAACAAAAAAGATAATTATTGTATTTTTCATTAAATTCGCATGAAGCTATTACATCAAATTTTAATAGCAATGAATAACTTGCTATAAACAATATTGAAATAAATGTTCCAAAAGAAAAATATATTAATACATCATAACACTTATATATACTGGTTACTATTAGTGTTAATATTATTATTGATGTTGCTTGAAGACATAAAAATTTATGTAGTTTTATAATAGTTTGAATTAGTGTTTTTTTTGGTTTAACTTCCTTTTCGTCTTCTTTTTTAGTATCTTCTTTTTCATCTTCCTTTTTAGTATTTTCTTCCTTTTTAGTATTTTCTTCCTTTTTAGTATTTTCTTCCTTTTTAGTATCTTCTTCCTTTTTAGTATCTTCTTCCTTTTTTATATCTTCCTTTTTAGTATCTTCTTTTTTATAAGAAATATTAGTGTTATTTTCACTATTAATAGTACTCATATTAAAGTATTATGTTAAAATATAAATATAACTCTAACATAAAACAATCCATAATAATATAATTATTTTTTATAATAATATAATTTACTTAATAATCTTAATATTTTCAATCCTATAAAATAATCAATAATATCGTTTGTATTAAACTCTTTATTAAAAAAGGGTTCTTTAACAATTTTATATTCAAAATAATGTAAAAACTTTTTCTCTCCACGCAACTGAATAATATTTGTATAATAATTTATAAATTCAAACAATTTAGATTTAAAAAGCAAACTATAGCTACTTAACTTATAAGCTACAATCCTATTTAAACTATATTTTTCATCTGTATAAAATAAGTTTTCTTTTGCTCTATATTTATTATAATTAATAAAATTATGATGTATTAAGTCAATATGACTATATATCTTAGATTTTAAGGTTTTCTTAATTGCTTTTCTTGATATTAAATAAGCCGCAGCACTTATTGACCCAATATGTGTGCTATATGTATCAATTGTTGGTATAATACCATCACTATGAAGTTGAATAATTTCCCAATTGTTATCCAATATTTGTATATCATATAGTGTTTTATTTAATTTATCATAAAATTCATCTTTATTAAATAATGGAAAAACATCATCTTCCATTATTAAAAAATAATTAATAGTTGGTGCCTTATCTTTCTTTATATATTTTTTATATATATATTTACAACACATTATATGACTTAAAGCACAACCGATTACTGATTTTGGTGTATAATTTAAAGCAAAATTGGATACATATTTTCTATAACTACTTTTAAAATGCTCATCTTTTAAAGCATTAATGCCACTAAATCTCTCACTAATTATACCTAATTCTAACAAATAATATGCTTGTTTATTATAGTTATCTTTGTAATCATCTAAATTTATGGTAAATGATTTTAAATTAGAATAATCAGATTTTATTATAAACTGGGGACTATTATATTTAGCCATAAGTTAATAATATTAACTTAATATTTTTATATAATTTATAATGTATAATTTATAATGTATAATTTATAATTTATATAAAAATCTTAAATATCCAAGCTTACTATATTTCTATCACTTTTTTGCTTCCGTTTTGATTTTGTTGGTATTTTTGCATTTGTTAAATCTTTTAAATCATCTATACTAATTGTGCTTGCTTCATTGTAATTTGTTTCATTATTATTATCATATTGTTTAGCCTTTAGTCCATTTAATAATGAAGATATGCTTTGATTTTGAGGAGTTAATACACTTGGTCCTTTCATTTCAGGGCGTGTTATTCTCTCTTGGTCATATGGATTTGCTTCATTATTTGTAATTTCGATTCCACGCGCTGAATTAATATCAGGACGATTTATAATATTTGGCATGCGTTGGCTACGTTCTGGTAGTTTAGTTTCAACAGACATTGGAGGCGGGCCTGAATTCACATTTGGAGGCATAGTGCTTCCAAATCCAGGAGTATATCCATTTTTATTATTCATTGAATTTGAGCCATTATTTCCTGAAAAAAGTCCGTTCATAAAACCACCAAAGCCTGGATTTGTTTGTCCCATTGTATTAACGGCTGCTTGTGTAAATTGTTTCATTAATTCTGGATTTTGTCTCATAATATCATCCATACCTGGCATAGAAGATTTAAACAATGTATTAGACATATGAACCATCATAGCAGAACCGCCTAATTGAAACAATAATTTTAATTCAGGTGACATTTTAGCTTTTGACTTATATTTTTCGTGTAACTCGGCAAAAATATCATCATAGTCATCTATATTTTCATTAATTTGTTCACCCCAACCATCTAATTTTATATCAAATGGATCAAACTTACTATTTAAAAATTCTAATCCTGTTATACAAGCCATCATCATTTTGCCTTGAAACTTAATAGCATTTGATTTTTCTTTTTCAGCAATAATTGTTTCATATTCTCCAATCATTTCATCTAAATCAGAATCCATAGTGTAACGTTTAGACAAGCTTACACCTTTTTTCTCTAAGTCATCTAATTTTCGCACATATTTAAATTTTTCACGTAATTCTTCTTCTTTTGTTAATTCTTGTTTTTGTTTGGCTTGTTCTACATTTATTGGAATATTATTAAATTTACCATATCCATCCCATGTTTTTGTTTCATTCATATTTGCAGTTGATTTTCCTAAATTATTTGTATCATAATCATTAGAGTCATCATTATGTGTAACGGGTTTAACATTTTCTCCATCTACTTTACTTGAACCAAATAAATCACCAAATAATGATTTTTTAGTTGAACTGCTTTGATTGTATTTTATTTCTTTTTTTGTATCATTATCTTGAATATTTGTTTTTACTGGTTCGCTTGAAGTTGTATTATTATCTGTAAGACTATTTAATTCACTCTCTAAATTTGTAATATCTTCAATATCAATTGAAGAGCTCGCTTTTTTGTCATTTTTATTTTTAACATTCATTAATAATTCGATGCCTCCACCAAAATTTGATGCTGGTTTGCTTTGAATAGTATCATCATATGAGTCATTAAATTTAAATTCTGGAATACTAAAGCTGTCAATATTTAAAATATCTGGCTCTATTTCAACAATTTCCATTACTCCTATTATGATTTAAATAGAAGTTTAATTTTTAAATACTCCGCAAACAATATTAATATATTAACAATTAATATATTAATTAACAATATATTAACAATATATTAACAATATATTAACAATATATTAACAATATATTAACAATTAATATAATAATAAGCTTGTAAAAAACAGTCAGCTAAATCATCTTTCTTAGAATGGCTACTAAAAAATGTAACTTCATTATTCATATTATATTTTTGCAATACTTCTTTTGTATAATATATACTTAGTTTTTTTCTATCTGCATAACTAATTTTATTAGTACTATTATTACTAATATCTGAAGTGGCTAAATTTGCAATAGTATTGTTTTTTTGAAATAATTTCAATTTATTAATTGCTGAAATAAAGTGTATATTATAATTATTAGAATTTATAAAGTATTGTGCTATCATACCTTGAATAGTTTTCATTCGATTTGCTATTGGACTTATTTGATTTTCAAGTATTATTTTGTCTAATGTCAATATATCATAGTTTTTAAACAATTCGTTTAAACGATCCTTAATGTTAATTCCAATATGTACTAAATTTATAGTATTTGCACTAACATTTTCTATAACCTCTAAGCAATGATTATTTAAATGTTGTTCTAATAAAACTATGATATTGGATTTATTCATAAATTTATCAATAACTATATTATATTCTTGTGCTAATAATATAAGTTTTTTTAGAGATTGTTTGTTTAAAGTTTTAATATTACATAAAGGAATGCTATAATTTGTTTTTTTTGCATGTATTTTGCAATAATAAGTATTATTTTTTACAAAAACAGGTTTTTTTTTGCACTTATGTTCAACACAATCTATATTTTTATTACATAAATTTATAACATCCCACTTTATTATTTTAAAATCATTGGTTTGAGTAGTTTCAATTATAATAAATGCTAAATTCTTTATACCAACATCTATACTTAATAGTTTCATACTTATATAATACTTGTTTAAATAAGTATTATATAGTTGTTTAAATAATTATATTACATTAATTGTAATTGCTTAAGCTAACGCACCTAAACATATTGAATAATGTATCCGTGAAATATAGTATAAAATCATATTACTTAAAAAAGATATAAAATATGCTCCCATTGCATATTGAGAGTTTTTTCTAAATAAACCTACAGTAAAACCAATTAGTGCCGATAGTGCAAATAACAAACTTATTAATCCAAGAATATAAAATAACATACAATGATCGCGGCTTAGAGGAGACATCAAACTATCAAAAAAACTCATTTTTTATATTATAAAAATATTATAAAAATATTATAAAAATATTATAAAAATATTATAAAAATATTATAAAAATATTAAATTATATTATTTACTAATAATATACTTAGTTACGTGTTTCTGTGCATCTAACTGTTGTTGTGATAAATATAAATTCTTTAAGTTGCTTGTTTCATAACCATATGGTTGATCTTGTGATAAAGTAGATTCAAAAATATATGGTGTTTTACTATTATTTTTACTATTATTAGTATTATTATTATAATTATAATAGCTACACACGCTACATTCATTACAAGCAATCAATTGATTATTCTTTATTAGCGCATCACTATTTGTTTGTAAATATTTTCTATAATCACTATTTGTTTGTATATTGTTTCTATGTTTTAAAACATTATCATTTAAAACACTTGAATTATAATCGCTAAATAGTCTTGAATCTTCCATTAATGCAGGATAATTAAAATGAATGTTATTAGAACCACTATAACAAGTTCCCCAACTCATAAAATTAATATTATATAGTAATAATATTAATTTTTATAACATTAATTTCTAAATTAACACTTTTTAATACTAATTAAAATAAATCTTTATTAATTGAACCAGGTAGTCCATGACCAAATAAAATCATATATATTAAAATTAGTGCCGCTAATAATATACTTCTATTTTCTGCAACAACAGGCCTCTGTTTTAGTCCAAAAAGCATAATTACATATAAAACTATACCAATTATTACTGAATGCAACAACATCATTAGACCACGCTCCATTTTATATATATTAGTTATATATAAATTATTTTTGTAACAATTTAACTAAATCATTTTTTTTCATTTTTTGAGCTGACTCATTATCTAAAATATTTTTGGTAACAACAAGTGTTCTTAAATCATCTATTCTCATTTTACTATAATTCTTTTTTTCTACTTTTTGCGATGTTTCTAAATTAGTTTCTAAATTAGTTTCTAAATTTTTTTCTAAATTAGTTTCTAGAGTAATTATTTTTGAATTTTTGTCTAAATCTTCATCAAAATTATTTAACAAAATTGGTAAATTTTTAATAAATATGTCTTCGTCTGAATTTATATAACTCGAATTAGAAAGTTCAACAAGTTCTATACCTTCTTTACGATTTTCATTTGTAATAGTAGTCGTAATAGTTTCATAAAATTCATTATTAAGCTCTTTTATATCAAACTGCTTACTACTATTTTTGCGTATATTACTTTTAATAGTGTTATCTTCTTCATCATCATCATCATCATCATCATCTTCATCATCTT